GAACAAGGGGGTTTAATCATTTTACCAGAGGTCAAATACAGGAACGTCTAAAAGAATTAAACGGAGGTCAAAACTGTAATGGAAAATATTTTTTTAAAGATGATGACTCTGGAAAACGAATACAAATTAGAGTCTGGTGGGTACCAGAATTTGATGACGAGGAAATTGAACTAACAGTTAATAAAAAGGAGGATGATGATGTCCCATTTTAACTTTAAGGAAGATGAACTTTTAAAGCTGTCGGATATTAAGAATAAACTTAGTGTATCCTACAGCACCCTATACAGATGGATTGAGGAAGGATCTTTTCCCAAACCTCTTGTATTTGGCAAAGGTGAAAAGAACGCAACAACACGTTACGTTAGAAAAGAAGTTGAAGATTGGTTGGCCAATAGACCAAGAGAAAAGTAATGGATGAGTTTGACAAATGGTGGGACTCTCTTAGCTTTGCAGACAAGTATTGGGCGGTGATTGATCTTGATGATTCTAGGGGAGGTTTAGCAAATAAACTTTATAAGCATTGGACATCGGTGATTAATTTTATACCAGAGGTGAAGCCAAGGAAGGCAAAGTGGTCTTTGCAGGATTACTGCATCTCAAATAAAATTAAACCGTGTGAGGTTTATGCAGGGTGCGATTGGAATTTAAGAATGAAACCCAAGGGTGCTAAAATTTTGTTGGATCTCTTTGAACAAGGATTAATAGAACAGAAAACAAAAAATGCGTCTCAAGATGTTTCTAAGTTAAAAGAGTATTCTGAGATAAGTGAAGAAGAAATAAATAAAAAAGAACAAGAAATAATTACTGAAGATAGAGTACAAAAAGAACGATTTCAATATATTCTTGAACATCCAGATGAAATTAAAGAATCAGAAATGACTTATGATTTTTTAAATAATTATTCCTGGGAGAAATTTGGTAAAGGATCTCATAAATGGCAGATGAGAGAATATACTTTTCATAAAGATTTTATATTAGGAATGTTATCTAACTCTGGAAAAACTAGAGTCAGTGACACTATGGTTTGGATTCATATCTATAATTGGGATGGAAGTCTTTACAAAGTTGTTAAAAATATTGCAGCTTCAATAGGACCTCCACGTCCCAATAGACGAAATGATCCAGATAGAAATTGGGGGTTACCAGAATGGTAAAAGAAACATTAATATTTGGGCCACCAGGGTGTGGCAAGACTTATACTTTGATTGATATTGTGCGTAAGCATCTTGATAAGAATGGCAAACCAGAAAGGATTGGTTTCGTTTCGTTCTCTAAAAAGTCCGTGACAGAGGCAAGAGATAGGATATCTAAGGACTTAACTCCTAAACAGATACCTTGGTTTAGAACCTTGCACTCGATAGGCTATCAGTGGCTTGGTATGAAAGATGAGAACATGATGACAAAGTATGACTTTAATAAGTTAGGTCAGAACTTGGGTATAACTTTTGATAACAACACGGCCACTTCAATGAATGATGGCTTGATCACAAGTTCTTTTAACAAAGGCAATAAATATCTTGAGGTAATTGGTCGAGCTACAATGCGTAAGATAAGTCTGGAACAACAGTTTAATGATGTAAAAGATTATGGTTTAAATTATTCTTATCTTAAAAAAATAAATGAAACGTACCAGGATTACAAACAGGAACATAACAAGTATGACTTTACAGACATGATTGATTTGTTTGTAAAGGGTGGGAGTTCTCCAGAGTTGGAACTTTTGATTGTTGATGAAGCACAAGATCTTACACCACTACAGTGGGATCAGGTGAAGCTGATGAAGAATCATTCTCAAGAAGTCTGGTATGCAGGTGACGATGATCAATGTATTCACCGATGGAATGGTGTTGAGGTTGGCAACTTCATACATGCATGTCCTGACAGAACAGTGCTTGGTCAGAGTTATAGAGTTCCTTCAAAAGTTCATGCACTCGCAAATAGAATATCTAAAAAGATCGAGGTTCGGCAGCCGAAGGATTGGGAGCCTACAGATAAGGAAGGTAATATAGAATATCATATGGATTGGAGAGAACCAAACATAGATGAAGGTTCCTGGACAATCATGGCAAGAACAAATCGCCTTGTATCTGGTATAGCAGAATCCTTACGGGAGGATGGATATCTATTTAATCGATATGGTGTTCCGAGTATAGATGAAAACATTTTAAACAACATGTCCCTCTGGAATCAGTTGATACAAGATGAACCCATACCAATTACAGATGTTAGAAACTTATACAAAATGATGCCGAAGAGAGGTGAGAAAGCAATGGTTAAATGGGGATCAAGCAAGCAGTTTGATTTTTTAGATGATGATCTGTTCTTTACTTACGATCAACTTGTTAAAGACTATGGTTTACTTGCATCTAAGGACATGGATGTTTATAATGTTTTAAATGTTTCTCGGGACGATAAAGCCTACATGAAAAGTTTAGAGTTAAGAGGTGAGATGTTTGAGAAACCAAGAATAAACGTATCAACCATTCATGCAATGAAGGGTGGGGAGGATGATAATATAATGCTATTAACAGAATCTTACCCTACTGCAACCACCGATGAAAGACTGTTTGATGATGAGCATCGTGTGTTCTATACGGGAGTTACAAGGACACGTCATAACTTACATATCATCGATACACCCTCTAAATATAAGTATGAACTATGAAAAGAGAACAGATATTAGACAAAGCAAAGACATTAATTAGTGGTGATAGGGCAAAGGATTATGGTGATGCTTACCTTAACCATAAAAGAATAGCAGAGTTATGGAGTCCGATACTCAATAAAGATATTACAGTTGAGCAGGTGTATACATGCATGATCGCTGTTAAGTTATCTAGATTGATTGAAACACCAGACCACGAAGACTCATGGGTTGATATATGTGGCTACGCTGCTCTAGGAGGAGAGAAGAATGAAAAAGCAGAATAGCACAATAAGTTTTATAGAACGCATAGAAATGGATCTCATGGAGATTGAATGGTTTCCTCCTTCCATGTTCCCAGATCTAAGAGATTGTAAATATATAGCCATAGATTTAGAGACATGCGATCCTAATCTTACAACACTCGGTCCAGGGTGGGTAAGGAATGATGGATTTATTGTAGGAATAGCTGTAGCTGCAGGAGATTTCTCTGGGTATTATCCTATCAAACATAAAGGCGGTGGTAATCTACCTTTTGATAAAGTCATGTCCTGGATCAAGGAGCAGATGGATACACCTAATGTAGCAAAGGTCATGCACAATGCTACTTATGATCTTGGTTGGTTACATTGGGCAGGGGTCAAGGTTCAAGGTAAGATAATCGATACCATGATAGCTGCACCCTTGATTGACGAGAACAAGTTCTCTTATGCATTGACTAACTTAGGACGTGAATACATTGACATGCGTAAGGATGAAAAGATTCTACGGGCTGCAGCAAAAGATTGGGGAATCGATCCCAAGAAGGACATGTGGAAACTACCATCAAGATATGTTGGAACATATGCTGAACAAGATGCAGTGATGACATTGAAACTATGGCAGAGGTTTGAGACAGAACTATCACGGCAGGAGCTCACAAATATATTTGAGTTAGAGCAGAAACTGACACCGCTTTTGATGGACATGAGAATCAAAGGTGTTCGTGTTGACGTTGATAAGGCTGAACAAACTAAAGTTAAATTAGGCAAGATGAAAGAAACACTTGTAAACGAGATTAAGAAGGACACAGGCATAACTATTTTACCCTGGGTAGCTACAAGCCTAGCGAAGGTTTTTGACCACTACAACGTCCCCTACGGCAAGACAGAGAGCAGTAATCAACCATCTTTTACAAAAGCTTTTCTGCAGGCCTGTCAACATCCTATTGCTGCAAAGATTTTAAGATTAAGAGAAGTTGATAAGGCAGACAGTACATTTATTGAAAGTATTTTACGGCATGAGAACAAAGGCAGAATACATTGTGAGTTCCATCCCCTTCGTACAGATGATGGTGGTACACTTACTGGCCGTTTCTCTTCATCTAATCCAAACCTACAGCAGATACCTGCAAGAGATCCAGAGATTAAATCCTTGATTAGAGGATTGTTTATACCAGAAGAAGGACAGAGGTGGGGGAGTTTTGATTACTCAAGCCAGGAACCAAGATTGCTTGTTCACTACTGTGCAAGTGTCAAGGATCAACATCCTTTTGTTGATGAACTTGTCAAACAGTATCATGAGGACGATGCTGA